TTATTCAGGCTTTAATTTATTGATAATAGAATCTACCATTTTAATGCCTGCCTCATTGACTATGACTGAATTGACTACTCTATCAAAATAGTCTTCTATATGGTGGGAAAATAGGAAAGCAGCACTTGATGGTTTTTTGTTCTTTTCAACTGCAGATTGCAAGACTTCATGAGGCGGAATTTTAAACCTTTTGCATGATGCAATGAGATATTCAAACTCTTCAAATGATAGACAAAAAATATTCTCTGTAGGGATATGATAGTTATGTTTAAACTTGTCATATATCTTATTCATCTCATCTTTAGCATAAGTATTAGCTAGGATACTACCATTGCCTAAGAAAAGGTTTTTATATGTAATGCAAATGATATATGAGTTAGCCCTGAATGGAGCTATTATTCGCTCATTAGAGTATATTTCTCGATTAACTTCGTGAGATTGTTCGATTGCTTTTAATACCGATTTCTTTATTTTTCCTGCAATATCCTCAGGGCGTAATGTTACCATGCCTTTTTGGTGTATCTCAACGCCTTTAGCATCAATGAAAATATTTGCCTCAGTATGTGGAATGAAATAATCAACTACTTTATTATCTTTAGGTAGTCGTTCTTTAAGGTATTTTTCGTTATGAAAATCAATTTCGCTTTCTTTTAGTATTAATTCCAGTGCATTTTCAAATACATTTCCAAAGCTATCCATGAACTTCTCGGCATCAGTTCTTCTTAAAAGATCATATATGAACGTCTGTATGCTTGTTGAAGTCAGTTGTGTGTGTATCTGAAAATACTCTGAACCTTTTTTTATTAATGGTTTTTCAAGAAAAGGTGATGATGAGTAGTATTCAAGCAAAGGTTTATCATAGGTTTTTGATTTGCAAAATGTAGATAGTTCATTGTAATTTATTGATATTGCATCAAGAAATTTCTCAATGGTATTTCTAGGAATGATGTCAAATAATATAGTAAATGTATCTACATTCATTTTTCTCACGGGATGCTCTTCTGTTATGTGAGTTATTAATATGTAAGATAGCTTAAGAAAGTCTTCGATAGATACATTCGTGATAGTAAAAAAACTTGTCTTTATTTTATGGTTTTTTTCAAGTTCTGAAAATAGAAAGACTTGTCTGCTAATTGTGTTTAGAGCGTCAATTTTCTGGTAGATTCCTTGTTGGTATAGATTATTTCTAATGAAGAAATGCATGCCATTCTTCCTCTCAAGACCGATAGGAATAATGTTCAAGGTTTCATAAGTTTTTTGGAAGAGTTTTATTGCTTGATTTTTATCGAGGATTTTGAATTTTTTATTCTTGCCAGTTACTGACGCAGACCACTTTAGACATAAATTAACAATCCAAGGCATGTGTCGTAACATGTGGATATTATCTTCAAATTTTTGTAAGTTATATTGCATACACAATTCGATAAATAAATCAGGGGAATAACCTTGGATTTCTGAACGAATAGCATCCATTCTTAACTTTGCAACCGCATCAGATTGAATATCTAATTTTTGAATCACAATAGGTCTCCACTACAAATTATAAAGAGGATTTTTAGTCACCGCGTCTTCAAGGTGATCGGGCGAAAAGTGGGCGTAAATCATGGTCATTTTTATATCGGCATGACCCAAAATATCACGCAGTACCAGTATGTTTCCGCCGTTCATCATAAAGTGACTGGCGAATGTATGGCGAAGCACGTGGGTGCATTGGCCCTCCGGTAGGTCAATACCGGCCCGCTTTACTGCCCGCTCAAAGGCTTTTCTGCATGGCGTGAATAACTTTCCTCTGTTTTTGGGGAGTTCATCATACAGATCCTGAGATATCGGCACAGTACGGTTTTTCTTGCCTTTTGTTTTTGTATAAGTAATTCGGTATTTCGATATTTGATGGCCCTGCAGATTTTCGGCTTCACTCCACCGTGCGCCAGTAGCCAGGCATATTTTTGCAATCATTAGTAAGCTAGGGCTTTGAGATTCAGCACATGCCGCCAACAGGCGCTTGATTTCGTCCGTGGAAAGAAAAGCCAGCTCACCTTCGGCAATTTTGAAGGTCGGAAGTCCTGCCAGCGGGTTTGGTGCTGACCAGTGTCCTAGTTTTTTTAATGTACCGAACACAGATGATAGATTGCGCTGTTCAAGGTTTACCGTGCGGGGCTTAACGGGCGACATCAGCGTGCCATCTTCATTTCGCACTTCACCTTTTAGCCGTGCTTCGCGGTATTTCGTAAAGTCACCGGCAGTCAGCTCTGAAGCGATGGGATCGCCCAGACCATTACAGATAATTCCAAGTTTCGCCATGAGTCGCTTGGGGTCTGCGAGTGTTTGACCATACAGGGAATACCACAGCTCAATTAATTCTGATAGGTGTCGCCGATCTTCCTTTTCTCCCAGCCAAGGTTTCTTGTTTACCTCGTCCATGGTGAAATTCTCAAACGCAATGGCTTCGCCTTTCGTCGCAAATTGTTTGCGTACGCGTTTGCCATCTCGCCCGTTTGGGTAGCATTCACATAACCACTTTCCGTTCGGCTGTTTTCTGATGGTCATATCAAAGGCTCTTAATGATTTTCAGTGCGCGGCCTATTACCTCAATGTCATCCAGTTCGCACTCAAACGATGAATCATCCTGATGCACTACTAATCTGTTTCCCGGGAGTCGTGTCAATTTTACAATGCTTTTTATCCCGTCGATGTCCACTAACCACGTACCATTTACTGGTGGTGTTTGGTTGCGATCTATTAAATAAGAATCACCAGAAGTAGTCACCAGCAGCAGGTTGCTTGAGTCTGAGGGGAGTATGCTGCTATCAATGATTGCTTTTCCAGCATCGATCAGCAAACCTCCGTTGAGAGTTGCCTTGTCAATTTCAGGAGATACAAGCTCCGAAAGAGGTTTAACTTTGCTAGAGTTCACGGAATTGATATTTTTTTTAGGGTCAATGTTTGAACCTGGATCGCCCTGTCCGGTAGTTAGCCACAGTAAAGAAACTCCTGTTTCCAAAGCGCACTGAATCACCCATTCTGCAGGAAAACTATCTCTTAAGTATCTGTTTGCCATAGTGCTTTTTGATGCGCCCAAGTGATCGCAAAGTTGCTGTCTGGACTTGAAATCATAGGCTGCCATTAGCCTATGGATAGCCTCTCTTCCCCCTGTATTCTCGCCAGCTTTTACTTGTATCATTTTTTAATCCTGTTGACGTATCAAATATTGGATCGTAGTATCTTGGTGTATCAAATATTGAATCAAATAAAACAAGATAAAACGACGTAAACCAAACCTTAATCGAGAGATACTGCACTATGAGCAACGACATTTCAATTCGTGTACCAAAAGTGATGGCGACACCAGCTGAGTTCGCGGAATGGGAAGGCCGCTCTCGCGGTTCGGTATATCAAATGATTCATAATGGTAAACTCGCTAAATTCTTGGAAAGAAAAGAAAAACCGAAAGACAGAGTATGTATACGTTACCTTGAGTACAAAAAGGAACAAGTCAGGAAAAACATGGGCCAATCCAATTTCAACTTTAATGTCATCGTTGGTGACTAAGTTCAATTATGAGAACTTTCTAAGGGGGCAGCATGTTTGATTACAAGATTTCCAAACATCCGCATTTTGATGAAGCCTGTAGAGCTTTTGCACTACGTCACAATATGGCAAAGCTGGCAGAACGTGCAGGAATGAATGTTCAGACACTGCGAAACAAACTCAATCCAGATCAACCGCATCAGCTCACCGCACCAGAAATCTGGTTGCTTACCGATCTGACTGAAGATTCAACGTTGGTAGACGGTTTTCTGGCACAGATTCATTGTCTGCCATGTGTTCCGATTAATGAGGTGGCAAAAGAGAAACTGCCGCATTACGTCATGAGTGCAACTGCAGAGATCGGGCGTGTTGCTGCAGGTGCGGTATCTGGCGATGTAAAAACCAGTGCAGGTCGTCGTGATGCTATCAGCAGCATTAACTCTGTAACACGACTGATGGCGCTGGCGGCTGTTTCATTGCAGGCCCGTTTACAGGCTAATCCTGCGATGGCAAGTGCAGTTGATACTGTAACTGGCCTCGGTGCGTCATTCGGTTTGCTGTGAGGTGCTTATGCTGACGAAAGAACCATCATTTGCATCGCTGCTGGTAAAACAAAGCCCGGCAATGCACTACGGTCACGGCTGGATCATGGGGGAGGATGGTAAACGCTGGCATCCGTGCCGTTCACAAGATGAATTGCTGGCAGAACTATCTACGAAAAAACGGGGGAACAAATGGCTATTGAAGGCGCTGCGGCGACTGTTCCATTAAGCCCCGGAGAACGCCTGAATGGACTTAACCATATTGCGGAGTTAAGGGCGAAAGTATTTGGCCTGAATATTGAGTCAGAGCTTGAGCGGTTTATTAAAGATATGCGTGATCCACGGGATATCAATAACGAACAAAATAAACGGGCACTGGCTGCTATATTCTTTATGGCAAAAATTCCAGCTGAACGTCATAGCATCAGCATTAATGAGCTGACCACTGACGAAAAGCGGGAGTTGATTAAAGCAATGAATCATTTTCGTGCAGTGGTGAGCTTATTTCCCAGACGGCTAACCATGCCGAATTAACCAACTAATGAAATTAATGGCGTAAACCCGCCGGGTATCCCTTTATCTAAATTCAGGAGAATTGATTATGCGTAATATTGAAACCCTCACGACTAAAACCGGACCGGATGATGCAGGGCTTAATATTTTACTGACAGAGGCTCGTCTGGAAGAACGCCGGGCAAGGGCTGAAGCAATGGCAGCTCGCCTTGATAGCCTGGCGTGTCATATCACATCCCGCCAGCTAAACCACGTCGAAGCAGCAGAACTACTGCGTGTAACTGCTGAAGCAATCCAGAACGAAGCGCAGGAGATCCACTAATGGCTGATGCAATGGATCTTGTACAGCAGCGCGTTGAAGAAGAACGCCAGCGCCATATTCGTGCTGCCCGTGCCAAAACGCCGGGCGTGTCCCGCGTGCTTTGCATTGAGTGTGAAGCGCCAATTCCGCCAGCACGCCGCCGCGCCATTCCAGGTGTGCAGCTTTGCATTACCTGTCAGGAAATCGCAGAGCTGAAAGGCAAACATTACAACGGAGGTGCTGTATGAGCACCATCCTGAAATGGGCGGGAAATAAAACCGCCATTATGTCCGAACTGAAAAAACACCTTCCTGCTGGCCCGCGACTGGTTGAACCTTTCGCGGGTTCCTGTGCTGTGATGATGGAGACGGATTACCCCAGCTATCTGGTTGCGGATATTAATCCTGATTTAATCAACCTCTATAAAAAGGTTGCCGCTGATTGTGAATCGTTTATATCTCGCGCCAGAGTTTTATTTGAGATCGCAAACAGGGAGGTGGCTTATTACAACATAAGGCAGGAGTTTAATTACTCCACTGAAATTACTGATTTCATGAAAGCGGTATATTTCCTGTATCTCAATCGTCACGGTTACCGTGGTTTATGTCGCTATAACAAGAGCGGGCATTTCAACATTCCCTACGGTAATTATAAAAATCCGTATTTCCCTGAAAAAGAAATTCGCGCATTTGCAGAAAAAACCCAGCGGGCAACGTTTATTTGCGCCAGCTTTGATGAAACGCTGGCGATGTTGAAGGCGGGGGATGTGGTGTATTGCGATCCGCCGTATGACGGCACGTTTTCCGGTTATCACACTGACGGCTTCACTGAAGATGACCAGTATCACCTGGCATCCGTTCTTGAACATCGGTCATCAGAAGGACATCCGGTCATTGTTTCTAACAGTGACACATCCCTGATCCGTTCGCTGTATCGCAATTTTACTCACCACTACATCAAGGCAAAACGCAACATCGGTGTGGCAGCTGGAGAGGGTAAATCAGCAACAGAAATCATTGCTGTTTCCGGGCCGCGCTGCTGGGTGGGATTTGATTATTCGCGTGGCGTGGACAGTTCTGCCGTGTACGGAGTACGTGCATGAGTCATGCCGATATGAACAACTGCTGCGGCTTTAACGAGGCTGCCGCAGCATTCTCATGGAACAGCCCGAAAAAGGCCATTAACCCTTATCTGGACCCGGCGGAAGTTGCGCCGGTTTCTGCGCTTTCAAACCTGATCACTCTGTACGCTGCCGATAACGAGCAGGAACAACTGCGCCGCGAGGCACTGAGTGATCAGGTCTGGGAGCGTTATTTCTTTAATGAATCCCGTGATCCTGTCCAGCGCGAAATGGAGCAGGATAAGCTAATTAGCCGGGCAAAGCTGGCGCATGAGCAGCAGCGTTTTAATCCAGACATGGTCATTCTGGCGGATGTCAACGCCCAGCCTTCCCATATCAGCAAGCCGCTGATGCAACGTATTAAATACTTCAGCAACCTGGGCAGGCCAAAGGCCTATTCCCGCTATTTGCGTGAGACGATTAAGCCATGCCTGGAACGACTGGAGCATGTACGCGACAGCCAGCTATCTGCATCTTTTCGTTTTATGGCAAGCCATGAAGGGCTGGACGGTCTGCTGAGCCTGCCTGAAATGAGTCAGGATCAGGTGAAACGCCTGTCCACCCTTGTCGCTGCGCATATGAGCATGTGTCTTGATGCCGCTTGTGGTGATTTGTACGCCTCCGATGATGTTAAGCCGGAAGAAATCCGCAAGACATGGGAAAAGGTGGCAGCAGAAACCCTGCGACTGGATGTCATACCGCCTGCGTTTGAGCAACTCCGCCGGAAAAGAAACCGCCGCAAACCTGTGCCCTATGAACTCATTCCGGGTTCGCTGGCGCGTATGCTGTGCGCCGACTGGTGGTATCGGAAATTATGGAAGATGCGTTGCGAATGGCGGGAAGAGCAGTTGCGTGCTGTCTGTCTGGTCAGCAAAAAAGCATCTCCCTATGTCAGCTATGAAGCCGTGATGCATAAACGTGAGCAGCGCCGTAAGTCGCTGGAGTTTTTCCGTTCTCATGAACTGGTGAACGAAGACGGCGACACGCTGGACATGGAGGATGTGGTAAACGCCAGCAGCAGCAACCCTGCGCATCGCCGCAATGAGATGATGGCCTGTGTTAAAGGCCTGGAGCTTATCGCGGAAATGCGCGGTGACTGCGCCGTTTTCTACACCATCACCTGTCCGTCACGTTTCCATTCCACGCTAAATAACGGCAGGCCCAACCCGACCTGGACAAATGCGACGGTAAGACAAAGCAGTGATTATCTGGTTGGCATGTTTGCTGCATTTCGTAAGGCGATGCACAAAGCCGGATTGCGCTGGTATGGCGTGCGGGTGGCTGAGCCGCATCATGACGGTACAGTTCACTGGCACCTGTTGTGTTTTATGCGCAAAAAAGATCGCCGCGCCATTACTGCTTTGTTGCGTAAGTTTGCCATTCGTGAAGACCGCGAGGAGCTGGGGAATAACACGGGACCACGCTTTAAGTCTGAGTTGATTAACCCGCGCAAAGGAACGCCGACAAGCTACATCGCGAAATATATCAGTAAGAACATTGACGGGCGTGGTCTGGCTGGCGAGATCAGCAAGGAAACGGGTAAATCCCTGCGTGATAACGCTGAATACGTGAATGCCTGGGCGTCTCTGCATCGTGTTCAGCAATTCCGCTTCTTTGGCATTCCGGGGCGTCAGGCTTACCGTGAACTGCGATTGCTGGCTGGTCAGGCGGCAAGGCAACAGGGTGACAAAAAAGCAGGTGCGCCGGTACTGGATAACCCGCGCCTTGATGCAATCCTGGCTGCTGCTGATGCTGGTTGTTTTGCCACCTACATCATGAAGCAGGGCGGCGTACTGGTTCCCCGTAAATATCACCTCATCAGAACTGCTTATGAAATCAACGAAGAGCCGACCGCCTATGGCGATCACGGCATTCGTATTTATGGCATCTGGTCACCTATTGCAGAGGGCAAGATCTGCACTCATGCCGTGAAGTGGAAAATGGTTCGTAAGGCCGTTGACGTTCAGGAGGCGGCAGCCGACCAGGGCGCTTGCGCCCCTTGGACTCGTGGCAATAACTGTCCCCTTGCTGAAAATTTGAACCAACAAGGGAAAGACAAATCAGCTGATGGGGATACCAGGACGGACATTACCCGCATGGATGACAAGGAGTTGCACGATTACCTGCACAGTATGAGCAAAAAAGAGCGCCGGGAACTGGCTGCAAGGTTACGCCTGGTGAAACCGAAACGGCGTAAAGACTACAAACAGCGAATTACAGACCATCAGCGACAGCAGCTCGTCTATGAACTGAAGTCAAGAGGATTTGATGGCAGCGAGAAAGAGGTCGATCTGCTCCTTCGCGGTGGCAGTATTCCGTCAGGAGCAGGCCTGCGTATCTTCTGTCGGAACCAGCGTTTGCAGGAAGATGATAAGTGGCGAAACCTGTATTAATTACGCGGGTTAACAATTCGTGCTCTTAATAATACCAGGCATATCAGGCTGATGAACGTAAAAAAACGTTTTACATCAGTAAGATTATTATATACTGTAAATATAAACAGTGGCTATGCATACAGTGTTGCTTGTGGTGTCATAGGAGGAAAGATGCAGGACTATTTTTTGGAGTCTTTGAAGCTCCAGCGCATTGATTTTTTTCTTAAGCTTGTAGCGGCTAGTGAGTGTAGTGATGAAGAGAAGGGGCTGGCTTTGCAGTGGGTTTCTGAACTGACAGATGAACTCATGGCAAAAATCAGAACTCACGAATACAACCGCTCAATGGATGTCATCAGCTGAGGTGACTTTTATGCGCATTGAAATAATGATCGATAAAGAGCAGAAGATTAGCCAGTCTACCCTGGACGCCCTTGAATCCGAGCTTTACCGCAATCTGCGCCCCCTGTATCCCAAGACGGCGATCCGCATTCGCAAAGGCAGTGCCAACGGTATCGAGTTGACCGGCTTAAAACTTGATGAGGATAAGCAGCGGGTAATGGAAATTATGCAGAAGGTGTGGGAAGACGACAGCTGGCTGCATTAAGAAACGTTGCTGGCGTCTGAACTTGTTTCTGGCGTCAGCAAGGTTGAACAACGAGCCCTTGCGAGGCGTTAGCTCTGTAGTGCATGTCTATGCTGCATGAGATCGCATGATCGTTTGAGGATCGTTTTTGCTAAGGCCCGCCAGAACTGGTGGGCTTTTGCGTAGATCATGCAGGTGCATGAAAACCACTACATAAAGCGGGCAGGCGTGGCGGGGATACGAGCGCGCGCTTAGCCATGAATCTGTGGACTTGATGGTGAAGCTAAGGTAATTTGTATCAAAAAAAGCAGTACAATAGGGATATATAGAGTGGCGTTATCAGATGCGTTAATTACAGTAAATCAAGCCGAACGGGGCGGTGAAAACGCGTTGAGAGGCTTTTCATATCAAGCCTCTTGGGGGATAAATTATTTACTTGAGAAACAAAAAGAAAAGGAGAAATATTTATTTCTATTTGAATATCATGACGATATTCTTGTATTGAATTCATCTGTTTCTCCGACTAGTGCTGAGTTTATCCAAGTTAAAACAAAAAAAGATGGTAAATGGACACTCGCAGCAATAGTGAACGCAACAAAAGCTAAACCTAAATCATTTGTTGCAAAACTATATGACCATTTCTATCAATTCGTTGGTCACGAAATTTATATGGTTCTGTTATCGAATGCTGGATTCGATTTCTTAAATGATAATAACGAAAAAGGTAGTGATCTTAATAATGAGCATAAGGAAATTATAATTAGTAAGGTTCAAGAGCAGCTAAATACTAAAAAAGAAGTTCCTCTTGATAAAATAAAATTTAAAACATCTGATCTTAGTTTGTTAGATCCTAACTCACATTTATACGGGAAAGTTGCAGTTTTTTTGAATTCTTACTTTGGGGATGATCATGGTATTAATTCAACAGCATTCACTAAATTATTAATCAATAAATGTAATGAGAAGGTTAGTGTTGCTTCTAGTGATATCAAAACTTTTGAAGATTTAGTACTAAAGAAAGGTATATCTTCAGAATTTGTAACTGATTTATTATCTGGACTCATTGCAAGCATAAAAATAACGCCAAAATGGGAACAGGTTTGTATGTTGCTTGGTACTTTCTCAGATCCTTATGAGGGGATTAAATTACAATCAGTTTTTACACGCATATCAATAAAAGTGCTCAATGTCAATTCAATATACTATCTTTATTTTCTGGAATTTCAATCGGCTCTAAAGATTATAGAGCATTATCGTGAGATACCTGTTCGAGACCTCTTCTTTACACTCGAAAAAACAATTGCAGCGGGGGGCGGGGATTTCTCTTTATTAAATCAAGAAGAGAAATTTATGATTGCTATATATGCAATTATAAAGTTGACTTTTGAGGATGTTTCTTATGAAGAATAACGTTAAATTTAAAAATATAAAAATACTCTCATTAAGAGACAGAAAAGCTTTTTCTTATGAGTTTTCAGAAGGGGTTAACTTCATATATGGTACAAATGATGTTGGTAAATCAAGCCTGATTAAAAGTCTTTATTACACATTAGGTGGAGATTTAAGGCTTGATGATGCTTGGAAATCAGATGATATAGTTACACTGGTGGAAATTAATAACGGGGAAAATGATTTTATTTTTTTACGTTATAAAAAGATTATTGGTGTCTTTGATTTGAAGAATGATGATCTAGTCGTGTATAACACGATTTCGTCATTAGCATCTCGTGTTTCAAATATATTTGGTTTTAAACTGGAATTACATAATAAATATACGGGTGCTACGACTCAGGCAAACCCTGCTTGTTTGTTTGCCCCATTCTTTATTGATCAGGATGAAGGATGGAAAGCGGTGATAAATTCTTTCGAAAACATGAGTATGTACTCAGAATGGCAAAAAAACATTCTTTACTATCACTCTGGAATTAAGCCAAAGGAATATTATACAGTTCAAGGGAAAATCAAAGAAATTAAAGTTAAAATTTCAGAGTTAGATGGTTTTGTTAAGGTTCTAAAAAGAAGCAAAAGTAAGATTGATGAATCTTTTGGCGTGGTTTTATTTGATGTTGATTTGGATTTTTATAAATCAAAGTTGGAACGTATATTAAATGAATATTCTAATTTGAATTTAGTTCAGACAGAATATAGATTGAATCTTTTGAGGTTATATTCTAGGAAGAATTTCCTTGAGAGTGAACTCAAAGAGATAACTGCGATTATTGATAATGAATTTGAGATTTCGAATTTTCGAGATGATAATGTTGCTTATTCAGTAAATGAATATAATTATATAAACCATAGAGATGAAATGCTCAAAAACATTGCTGTTCTTGCAGATGAGAAAAGCAAGATTGAGGAAAATATTCCTAAATTGAATCAAAAGCTAGAAGAGTCAAGGGCTGCTTCAGAGGCGTTGCAGGCGCTGATTTTAGAAACTCAATCGGAAATAACGCTTCATGATGTTATTAAATCTGCTGCATACCATGAAATTGAATCTACTTTTATTTCACAGTTAGATGAGTTATTCGTTGAGATTGGTCGAAAAGAAGGCGAGTTGACAGAGTTACAAGAAGAATTAGAAGTATACAATGATAAGAAAAGAACTGTTAAAATAAATGACTGTTTCAAAGAGTATTTCGCTAAAGCTCTTAAAGAGCTTGGTGTCGAAAATACAAAGGTAGGTGGCCTTAGTAGTTATAATAATATTACTAAGGGCAAGACTGGTAGTCGAGGTCCTCGAGGTATATTTGCATTTCACTACGCGCTGCTTAGTGTTATGAAAAGCAACGCTTCAGTTGAGAATATGCCTATAGTAATAGACTCTCCAAAGCAACAAGATTTGGATCCAGAGCATACGCATAAGCTTATAAAACTATGCTTGGATGGGTTTTCCCTTACAAATCAGATTATTATTGGAACTGTTGGTTATGAGAGTTTCATGGATGGTTTTAATAGCATCAAACTTGAAAATAAATATCATCTTTTAAATGATGAACATTATGATAATGTTTATTCTCAATTAATGCCATTGTTTGAACGGGTGATACTTTCAAGATGAAAATATGGCCTCAGAAATGAGGCCGACTAAATTATCTTAATTAAATTTTTAGTTCGTAGGTTGAAAAATTTATAATTCTATCGTTTAACCAATTATTTATTTCTAGAAACATTTTTTGTAGAGGCAGTAGCTCATTTCGTACAAATACTGTGCTTGCCTTTTCGATATCCCCAAACCCCCCGACATTATTAGGCATTATCCCCATCATTTGTGGCGGCACACGATGCGCCGCCATCATGTCGTCCCGGCTCACGTTCTTGATGTTTAAAAACTCATCCTTCGCCGCCACTTCTGACAACGGGATAATCTGAAGCCCGTCCTTTTTACCGTTAGGCGAGTACATAAACAGGTTACGGAAGTTACCAGGACCTTTGGCGCTTTTCATCGCATTGCGGAGGTTGTTCACATCCTCCTGGTTCTGCGCAGCATCGGTCATGTACATGATGAAGCCTGCATGACTGCCGTTAATGTAATACTTGCGGCGGAACAGCGTGGCGGACTCGTTGAGCAGAGCTGACGGAATGGCAGAAAGATAACCGGGCAGGCCGTAGATCTCCTGGTTAATGTCCGGTTCCATCAGATGAAAAATGCTGCCTTTCGTGAACTGATACGGCTGGGTTGTCATACCGTATTGCACAAACCAGTAGGTATCCAGGTCTAACCCGCGTCGGGTGTATTTTGCCAGTGCAGGCTCAAGGGCGATAACTTCACCGAAGCGGTTCGTGCGTTTCTCCAGGTAGGCGTTACCAAAAACCAGATAGTCCTGCACAAAACGCGAAAAAGCCTGCTGGCTGAGCAGCGGGTGAGGGATGTAGGTGCTGGTCAGAATGTTGCACTTCACTGCAATCGGTGAGCTGTGATGCACGGCGGCGCGGAAGGTTCGCGCCAGTCCGTCGAAACTCACAGGCGGCTCATACCAACGATCCATCTGTACGCATTCCACATAGTCCAGCAGTTCGCGGCGGTCCAGAACAGGAACGGGATCACCGAAGCTGAATGCTTCGGCTGAAGTCTGGCTTTTATGCTGGATCTGTTTCGTCGACGCAGCGCGGTTCTTCTTACTCTTTCCCATCAAAAAATCTCCACAATATTGCTGGTATTGGCGGACTCGCCCTGCAGCGGTTCGTTAAACAGTGCGTGCATTGTTGCCCAGGCCAGATCGGCATGGCTGGCTTCTTCGCTGCGGCTGGCTTCATAGGTCGGGCGGTTGCCACTGGCAGTGGTAGCGCGACGGATTGCCATAAATGACTGCGCAATGTCGGTGTGCCCGGCGTCAAACTCCAGACGGCGGTGGCTGATAATGTCGTAGGCCTTGAGTACCAGGGCGTTTTTAACGTTGGGGTTGTAGACAAACTCCCTGACGGCAGGAAAAAACGCTTTCACGTTCTCGTAAACCCCGTGACCGACGCCGGTTGAGTCGATACCGATGTATGTCACGTTGTACTGTTCAGTCAGTTTTTTGATGGCGTCAGCCTGGGCGCGGAAGTCCATCCCGCGCCACTGGTGACGCTCAAGAATGCGGAACTTACCGCCCGGCACGGCTGGCGGTGCCACCACCACGCACCCGGCGCTGTCGCCGTTTTGCGTACCTTTTGCCGGGTCATAACCGATCCACACTTCGCGCCAGCCAAACGGGCGCAGGGCTAGTGCATGAAAGTCGGTCCAGACTTCCCAGCTGTCCACCATGCACGCCTGCAGCTCGCTGAGCGGAAACACGGACGCGAGATCGTCCACAAACTCGCACATCAGCAGGTTCTGGTATTCGTCCGGGCTGTACTCCATGCGCAACTGGTCGAGATCGAACAGGTTACATCCGCCGCGCACAGCATCTTCCACGGTGACTATCTGGCGGTATTGCCCGTCTGCGCACAGCAGGCCGGGGGCCAGATTGCTGTGGGACAGGTCGATGTCCACCTTATCGGCTTTGTTGCGCCCACGGTTGAACAGCGCACCGGACCAGAACGGATAAGCACTGTGTGTCAGGCTGGATGGTGTGGAAAAATAGGTTTGTCGCCATTTTTTGTGAATAGCCATACCGGAAGCCACTTTGCGCAGCTCCTGGAATTTCGGTATCCAGAAATATTCATCCAGATACAGGTTGCCGTGGTAACTCTGGGCCGTGCGGGCATTGGTGCCGAGGAAGTAAAGCGTAGCCCCGCTGGGAAGCACCATCGGATCGCCTTTCAGCTCCACTTCCACTTCTTTGGCGAAGTCGATGATGTACTGTTTAAAGACGTGGGCCTGTGCCTTACTGGCGGAAAGGAAAATCTGGTTACGTCCGGTAAGCAGGGCGTCAATCAGGGCTTCACGGGCAAAGTAAAAGGTCGCGCCGATCTGGCGTGACTTCAGCAGGTTGCGGATGCGGTTGGTTTTTCCGGCTTCCCACCAGTGGCGCTGGTAGTTGAACATGGAGGAATGGAAGATTTTTTCCAGCTTCTCAATCTGTTCATCGGTGAAAACGTTCTTTTCCGGCTGACGACGCGGGCCTTTGTTGCGGTTGGCGACGTTAGGGTTTAAGTCGGCTTCGTTGCCGCCATTGTTAAACTTGCCGATCCGCGCGTGGCGCTCCGACTGGCGCGCCAGCAGGTCAATCTCTTTGAAATCTTTCCCTTCTTTGTGCTCCTTCATGATGAGCTGGCAGTAGCGTGCGGCGGTGGTGAGCTGCATCTGATCCAGCGGCCCATAGTCACCCCACTTGTCGCGTTTCTTCCAGCTGTGAACGGTTGCAACTTTCTCGCCCAGCATTTCAGCAATGCGGGCTACGCGATATCCCTGAAAGTACAGCAGCATGGCCTGCCGACGGGGATCGAGATCTGCGGATGTCAGTGTGGTGTTCATGGCACAAACCTACAGCCTTGAATGAAGGCTTTCCCCGCCTGCGGTTTGTGTGGTTGTCGGTACAAATACCGCGCATTGTTTCACTGCCCTCATCACCGCAACCATAAGGCTCCAGTAAGTTTTTTCTAACGGAGCACGGCTCATGACAGTGAAAGCAAAGCGTTTTCGCATCGGGGTGGAAGGTGCCACCACCGACGGACGCGAAATCCAGCGTGAATGGCTGGAACAGATGGCAGCCAGCTACAACCCGGCAGTGTATACCGCGCTGATTAACCTTGAGCACATCAAGTCTTATCTGCCGGACAGCACCTTTAACCGCTACGGCAAGGTAACGGCGCTGTTTGCTGAAGAAATCACGGAAGGTCCGCTGGCAGGCAAGATGGCGCTGTATGCCGACGTTGAGCCAACGGAGTCCCTGTTGGAGCTGGTGAAAAAAGGCCAGAAATTATTCACTTCTATGGAAGTCAGCCCGAAGTTCGCTGATACGGGCAAAGCCTACCTGGTTGGCCTGGCTGCCACTGATGATCCAGCCAGTCTGGGTACGGAAATGCTGACATTCAGCGCCAGTGCAGCCCATAACCCGCTGGCAAACCGCAAGCAGAATCCCGCCAATCTCTTTACCGCCGCAGAGGAAACGGTGATCGAACTGGAAGAAATCCAGGATGACAAACCGTCCCTGTTTGCCCGCGTCACGGCGCTGTTCACCAAAAAAGAGCAGTCCGACGATGCCCGGTTCTCTGATGTGCATAAGGCCGTGGAGCTGGTCGCCACTGAGCAGCAAAACCTGAGCGCACGCACCGAAAAATCCCTGTCTGAGCAGGAAGAACGCCTGTCTGAGCTGGAGACAGCCCTGCAGGCACAACAGGCCGCCTTTAACGAACTGGTGGACAAGCTGAGCCATGAGGACTGCCGCCAGGACTACCGCCAGCGTGCAACAGGCGGTAACGCCCCCGCTGACACTCTGACCAATTGCTGATGGAGCATAAAACCCGATGAAGAAGAATACCCGCTTTGCTTTTAACGCTTACCTGCAGCAGCTGGCGCGTCTGAACGGTGTGGCAGTTGAAGAACTGTCCAGCAAGTTCACCGTAGAGCCGTCTGTGCAGCAGACGCTGGAAGACCAGATCCAGCAGTCCGCCGCTTTCCTGACGCTGATTAACGTCACGCCAGTGACTGAGCAGTCCGGTCAGCTGCTGGGGTTGGGTGTTGGTAGCACCATTGCCGGAACCACTGACACCACCGCGAAAGAGCGTGAACCTGTCGATCCTACGCTGATGGTCGATGTGGAATACAAATGCGAGCAGACCAACTTTGACACGGTACTGACCTACGCGAAGCTGGACCTGTGGGCGAAGTTTCAGGATTTCCAGGTGCGTATCCGTGACGCCATCGTGAAACGTCAGGCACTGGACCGCATCATGATCGGCTTTAACGGCGTGAAGCGTGCGAAAACCTCCAACCGCAGCGAAAACCCGCTGCTGCAGGATGTGAACAAAGGCTGGCTGCAGAAAATCCGTGAGGATGCACCGGATCACGTCATGGGCAGCACCACCACGGGTGGTGAAACCACACCGGGTGCGGTGAAAGTCGGTAAAGGTGGCGAATATGCCAACCTGGACGCCGTGGTGATGGATGCCGTTAATGAGCTTATCGACGTGGTCTACCAGGACGATGACGATCTGGTGGTGATTTGCGGTCGTGAACTGCTGTCTGACAAGTATTTCCCGCTGGTCAACAAAGAGCAGGAAAACAGTGAAAAACTGGCAGCCGATATGATTATCAGTCAGAAACGCATGGGCGGTCTGCAGGCCGTGCGTGCGCCGTTCTTCCCGCCGAATGCGCTGCTGATCACCCGTCTGGATAACCTGTCCATCTACTGGCAGGAAGACACCCGCCGCCGTTCAGTTATCGACAACCCGAAACGTGACCGGATTGAAAACTTTGAATCTGTTAACGAAGCCTATGTGGTTGAGGACTACCGCTGCGCCGCACTGGTGGAAAACATCCAGATTGGCGATTTCAGCGCCGCCGCAGCAGAAGCCGGAGCGTAACCTATGAGCCTGAGTCCCGCACGGCAGCATCGCCTGCGCGTTCAGGCTGAACAGGCCGCCCGTGAAGGCGGCAGTGTTCGCCACGCGTCGGGCTATGACCTGATGCTGCTGCAACTGGCGGAAGACCGCCGCCGTCTCAAGGGCGTTCAGTCCACGGTGAAAAAAGCGGAAATAAAGGTGGAGCTGCTGCCGAAATATGCCGCCTGGGCGGAGGGCGTCCTGGCTGCCGGAGGCGCTCAACAGGATGACGTGCTGATGTACGTGATGCTGTGGCGCATTGATGCCGGAGATTATGCCGGGGCGCTGGAGATCGGGCGTCATGCCCTGCGTCATGGCTGGGTGATGCCGCTGGGTAACCGCAACGTGCAGACCGTGCTGGCAGAGGAAATGGCAGATGCAGCGCAGAGCGCAATGCTTGCCGCCACCGGCTTTGATGCCGATCTGTTGCTGCAGACGCTGGAGCTGACAGACGGTCTGGATATGCCGGACCAGTCACGGGCGCGTCTGCATAAAGCGATTGGCGCTGTCCTGAGTGAAAGCAATCCGGCTTCCGCCCTTAATCATCTCAACCATGCGTTACAGCTCGATCCCCGCTGTGGCGTGAAAAAAGACAAACAGCAGCTGGAGCGCAGACTGCGCAATGACAGCCGCTGACAGAACGTGCCCCCGCGCACGGGCGGCACGGGGTGGCGAAAGGCACCGCCACATCAAAACCCCGTCCACCGCCCTCTATTTCAGGAGAAAGCAGCATGAAGTTTGTTGCGCCAGAACAGGCACCGGAACAGGCGGAAATCATCAGAAATACGCCGTTCTGGCCTGATGTGGACCTGTCGGAGTTTCGCAGCGTGATGCGCACTGACGGCACGGTGACGCAGCCGCGTTTAAAGCAGGTTGCGCTGTCGGCAATTTCGGAGGTCAACGCAGAGCTGTATGAGTTTCGCAGACGCCAGCAGATGCTGGGGTATGCCTCGCTGGCAGAGGTTCCGGCAGAACAGCTGGACGGGAAAAGTGAGCGCATTCAGCACTATTTCAACGCGGTTTACTGCTGGGCACGCGCCATGCTCAACGAACGATACCAGGACTATGACGCCACGGCATCCGGTGTGAAGCGAGGTGAAGAACTGGCAGAAGCCAGCGGTGATTTGTGGCGTGACGCCCGCTGGGCCGTCAGCCGGGTGCAGGATGCGCCGCACTGCACAGTGGAGCTTATCTGATGAAAGTACGTGCGCATCAGTATGACACGGTGGACGCGCTTTGCTGGCGTCATTACGGACGTACACAGGGTGTCACGGAGCAGGTACTGAAGGCAAATCCGGGGCTTGCCGAACACGGCCCCTTTTTACCTCACGGGCTGCAGGTGGAGCTGCCGGACATTCCGACCACCACCGTGCAGACCGTCCAGCTATGGGACTGAATTATGACGCTTGAGCGAATCAGCGCCTTTATCACGTATTGCATCGCCGTCGTGCTGGCCTGGCTGGGCGATTTGTCCATCAAGGATGCCTCAACGCTGGGCGGCCTGATGATTGGTGTGCTGATGCTGGCTATCAACTGGTACTACAAACACAAAGCCTACCAGCTTCTGCGCGACGGGCAGATCTCGCGGGAGGATTATGAATCCATCAATCGTTAAACGCTGCCTTGTCGGGACCGTGCTGGCTATTGCTGCCACGCTGCCGGGTTTTCAGCAGCTTCACACCTCCGTGGAGGGACTGAAACTGATTGCCGATTACGAAGGCTGTCGTCTGCAGCCGTATCAGTGCAGCGCGGGTGTCTGGACCGACGGCATTGGTAATACGTCGGGCGTCATTCCCGGCAAAACCATTACGGAACGACAGGCAGCAGAAGGGCTGATCTCCAACGTGCTACGTGTGGAGCGGGTGCTGGAAAGGTGTGTGAAGCAACAGCCGCCGCAGAAGGTGTATGACGCGGTGGTGTCGTTTGCCTTCAACGTGGGAACGGGCAATGCCTGCAGTTCCACGTTGGTGAAATTGCTCAACCAGCGGCGCTGGGCGGATGCGTGCCGACAGTTACCGCGCTGGGTGTATGTAAAAGGTGTGTTTAATCAGGGGCTGGATAACCGCCGTGCGCGGGAGATGGCCTGGTGTTTACAGGGAGCAAACTGAAATGAAAAAGAAATTAATCAGCGGACTGTTTCTGATGTTATGGATGGCGCTGTTAATCGCAGCAATGGTTTATCCGCAGGGGATTTTTCCGGTACTGGCAGCGTCCGGCGTTTGGGTAGCCTGTTTGCTGACATGGGCGGTAATTCCGGTAGCACTGGCTGCGTTAATTAAGAATGGCCCGCTCTGGCAGGAGTTAAGGGCATCTTTGCTGAAGACAATTACCCGAAAAGAAAACGTATTTATCAGTTGGGTGATGCGATTGCTGATTGTCGTAAGTCTCGCCTGGACGGGGTGGGCTATTACCCTGGTCTTTTATCTGCTGACCGTTATTGCCTTCTGGATCACCCGTAATCAGATGGCGCAACAGGTAGCAGCATGAACCGGTTGCTGCTGGTTGTGCTGGCGTTATTACTGGCGGCGCTGGGCTGGCAGACGTGGCGGCTGGCTGATGCCAGCCAGACCATTAGTACGCAGGCAGACGAGCTGCAGAGCAAAAGCCAGGCACTGGCAAAGAGCAACAGCCAGCTTATTAGCCTGTCCATTCTGACTGAAACCAATAACCGGGAGCAGGCGCGGCTCTATGCCGAAGCAGAACAGACCAGCGCGCTGCTGAGACAACGACAACACCGGATCGAGGAACTGAAACGTGAGAACGAGGATTTACGCCGCTGGGCTGATACTCCTTTGCCTGCTGACATTATCCGGCTGCGGGAACGTTCGGCACTCACCGGAGGTGCAGCTTATCGTCAGTGGTTGTCCGCGAGTGACACCGTGTCGGCTGGAGCAGGCAGCGCCGCGCACTAACGGTGATCTGAACGCGTTGTTGGATGAAACGGAGGCCGCCTGGGCGGTCTGTGCAGACAAAGTGGACATGATTATTGCGTGTCAGGAGCGAAACAGTGAACAAACCACAATCCCTGCGCCACGCCCTCAATAAAGCGGTGCCTTATGTCCGCAATAACCCGGACAAACTGCATCTGTTTGTGGATAACGGTTCGCTGGTTGCCACGGGGGCCAGCTCCATGTCATGGGAGTACCGCTATACCCTGAACGTGGTGATAGAGGATTTCAGTGGCGACCAGAATCTGCTGATGGCCCCGGTTTTACTGTGGCTTCGGGATAACCAGCCCGATGCCATCAATAACCCGGCGTTACGGGAAAAGCTATTCACCTTTGATGTGGATATTTTGCGCAACGATGTCTGTGATATCAGCCTTAACCTGCAACTGACGGAACGTGTGCTGGTCAGCACTGACGGCAGTGTGTCGAGCGTTGAAGCTGTAGCAGAACCCGATGAACCTGAAGAAATGTGGACGGTGAAACGTGGCTGAACTGCAGAAGGTGGACGACTGGCTGAGTGCCTTGCTGGCGAATCTGGAACCAGCCACGAGAAGCCGCATGATGCGCCAGCTGGCGCAGGAACTGCGCCGGACACAGCAGCAGAATATCAGGATGCAGCGCAATCCAGATGGCAGCAGTTATGAACCGCGCAGGGTAACAGCACGCAGCAAGAAGGGGCGCATCAAACGTCAGATGTTTGCAAAGCTGCGCACCACAAAATACCTGAAAACTGCCGCCAGCGCCGACTCTGCCAGCGTACAGTTTGAAGGCAAGGTGCAGCGTATTGCCCGTGTTCACCATTATGGCCTGCGTGATCGCGTCAGTCGCAAAGGACCGGAGGTCCGTTACGCAGAGCGCCGCCTGCTGGGTGTAAATGATGATGTTGAGGCAATGACCCGCGACATGATTCTGCAATGGCTGGCGGGGTGATCTTTGTATCAGCACTGATACAAGTTGCAGCACTGCCGCCTTTCTTCCCCTGATGGCAACCTTTCCCTATGAACGCACAACTAACCGAAATCATGCGCCTCATCACCAACCTGATCCGCACAGGGGTAGTCACCGAAGTGGACAGGGAAAACTGGCTTTGTCGGGTGAAAACGGGCGACCTTGAAACCAACTGGATCAGCTGGCTGACGCTGCGTGCCGGGAATGCCCGCACATGGTGGCGACCAACGGAAGGTGAACAGGTGGTGCTGCTGAGTCTGGGCGGAAATCTTGAAACCGCCTTTGCGTTGCCCGCTGTCTATTCGAATCAGTTCGCTCCACCGTCGACGTCGGCGGACGCCTGCGTGACAGAACATCCTGACGGTGGCTGGTTTGAATACGAACCCGCCACCGGGCGCTGGTATGTCAGGGGCATCAAATCAATGGTCATTGAGGCTGCCGACAACATCACCATGAAAACCAGTGAGTTTGTACTGGAGGCTGACCGCACGCGCATTAACAGCGAAGTGGTGATCAATGGTGGCGTTACCCAGGGCGGCGGAGCGATGAGTTCTAACGGGATTGTGGTTGATGCGCATCAGCATACTGGCGTCCTGAAAGGCGGCGACACAACCGGAGGTCCGGTATGACGCTTTATAGCGGGATGAATAATACCAGCGGCAAAGCCATTACTGATATTGACCATCTGCGCCAGTCGGTGCGGGACATTCTGCTGACACCGCAGGGTAGCCGTATTGCCCGTCGGGAATATGGTTCTCTGCTGTCGGCACTGATAGACCAGTCACAAAATCCGGCATTACGCCTGCAGGTCATGTCGGCAGTGTATGTGGCGCTGAGTCGCTGGGAGCCACGGCTGACGCTGGATTCCATCACCATTAACAGCAATTTTGACGGTTCAATGGTGGTGGAGCTGACCGGGCGGCGTAATAACGGTGTGCCTGTTTCCCTTTCCGTATCAACAGGAGCAGAGAATGGCAGTGATTGACCTTTCGCAGTTGCCTGCGCCGCAGATTGTGGATGTGCCGGACTTTGAGACGCTGCTTGCCGAACGCAAGGCCGAATTTGTGGCGCTTCATCCGAAAGATGAACAGGAGGCTGTGATGCGTACCCTGGAACTGGAATCTGAACCCGTCACCAAATTGTTGCAGGAGAATGCTTATCGTGAGTTGCTTCTGCGCCAGCGCATTAACGAAGCCGCGCAGGCGGTGATGGTGGCTTATGCCATAGGGAGCGATCTGGACCAGCTCGCTGCCAACTACAACGTGACACGCCTGACGGTGACGCCTGCTGATAATGATGCTGTGCCGCCCGTTGCAGCTGTGATGGAAAGCGATGAAGCGTTACGCCTGCGTGTGCCTGCAGCCTTTGAAGGGCTTTCTGTTGCGGGGCCAACTGCAGCTTATGAATTTCATGCCCGAAGCGCCGACGGTCGGGTGGCGGATGCCAGTGCAACCAGCCCGGCACCTGCAGAGGTGGTGCTGACTGTCCTGAGCCGCGAAGGCGACGGAACGGCAGAAAAAGACCTGCTGGACGTGGTGGAAAAAGCTCTGAACAGTGAGAACGTCCGCCCGGTGGCTGACCGTCTGACGGTTCGCAGCGCAGAAATCATCCCGTACCGCGTGGAAGCCACCATTTTTCTCTATCCGGGGCCGGAAGCAGAGCCGGTAATGGCAGCGGCAAAAGCCAGTCTGCAGAAGTACATTGCCAGCCAGACGAGGCTTGGTCGGGATATTCGCCGTAGCGCCATCTTTGCTGCTCTGCATGTTGAGGGTGTTCAACGTGTGGAACTGGCTTCTCCGCTGGCGGATGTGGTCCTGAACAAAACACAGGCGGCATCATGTACGCAGTGGAGCGTAACCAACGGAGGAACGGATGAATAGTCTGCTGCCACCGGGTTCAACTTCACTGGAGCGCCGACTGGCGCAAACCTGTAGCGGGATTTCTGATCTGCAGGTGCCGCTGCGTGACTTGTGGAATCCGGCTACCTGTCCGGTCAGCTTCCTGCCTTATCTCGCCTGGGCGTTCTCTGTGGATCGCTGGGACGAGGGCTGGACAGAAAGCGTCAAACGCCATGTAGTGAAGGATGCTTTTTATATTCATCAGCATAAAGGAACTACCAGTGCCGTGCGGCGGGTGGTGGAACCGTTCGGATTCCTGATCCGCATTATTGAGTGGTGGCAGACCGGAGAAACACCGGGCACGTTTCGCCTGGATATCGGCGTGCAGGACCAGGGCATCACTGAAGATACCTATCTGGAACTTGAGCGGCTGATAAGCGATGCCAAACCATGTAGCCGTCACATGATCGGCATGTCCATCAATCTGCAGACTAGCGGTCCGCATTGGGTGGGGGCCGCCAGCTATCTTGGCGAAGAAATCACGATCTATCCGTATATCAACGAAACAATTATTTCTGGCGGCACCGCGCATGAAGGCGGGGCGGTCCATGTTATTGACACAATGAGAGTGAATCCATGAGCACAAAATTTTATACCCTGCTGACGGATATTGGCGCGGCGAAACTTGCCAGCGCCGCCGCGCTCGGTGTGCCGCTAAAAATTACCCATATGGCGGTCGGCGATGGCGGCGGAGTATTGCCAACGCCAGACTCAAAGCAGACTGCACTGGTAAATGAGAAACGCCGGGCTGCGCTGAATATGCTCTATATCGACCCGCAGAACAGCAGTCAGATTATTGCCGAACAGGTGATCCCTGAAAACGAGGGCGGTTGGTGGATACGTGAAGTGGGCTTGTTTGATGAGTCCGGGGCATTGATTGCCGTGGGCAACTGCCCGGAAAGCTATAAGCCGCAACTGGCTGAAGGTAGCGGGCGCACTCAGACCGTGCGCATGGTGCTGATTACCAGCAGCACGGACAATATCACCCTGAAAATCGACCCTGCTGTAGTGCTGGCAACCCGCAAGTATGTGGATGACAAGGCACTGGAGCTGAAGGTGTACGCGGATGATCAGATGGCAAAACATCTTGCCGCACCGGACCCGCATTCACAGTATGCACCCAAAGAAAGTCCGACGTTTACCGGGACACCCAAAGCGCCAACGCCAGCAGCAGGGAATAACACCACGCAGATTGCGACCACCGAGTTTGTTCAGGCGGCTCTGACGGCTCTTATTAATGGTGCGCCAGCCACGCTGGACACGCTGAAAGAAATAGCCGCAGCCATTAACAATGATCCGAAATTCAGTACCACCATTAACAATGCGCTGGCACTGAAAGCGCCGCTGTCGAGTCCGACACTCACCGGAACGCCAACCGCACCTACTGCGGCACAGTCGGTCAACAATACACAAATTGCCACCACGGCATTTGTGAAATCGGCGATTGCGGCAATGGTGGGGTCTGCACCTGCGGCACTGGATACACTGAACGAACTGGCGGCGGCGCTGGGGAATGACCCGAACTTTGCCACGACAATGCTTAATGCACTGGCAGGTAAACAACCGCTGGACAATACGCTGACTAATTTGAGTGGAAAGGATGTAACTGGTCTTCTCACATACCTTGGTTTAGGAGAAGCGGCGAAAAGGGATGTGGGCACAGGAGATAATCAGATACCGGATATGGGAGCATTCGCTTCTGGTTCGGGATGGTTCAGGCTACCAGGTGGATATATTGTTCAGTTTGGCACTTTTTCAGGAAACACGACCCGCTTTATCAGTGGACACTTCCCTATACCATTCCCTAATCAGCCGATGGTTTCAGTCAGTGTTATGTCTGATGCCGTTCAGTCAGACCCGTCGAATCCTGCCCCGCAGGTTTTGTCTGTAAATTTTGAACATATCAGTAATTCAGCGTGGCGTGTGGCAACCAGTGATATCTCACAGCAATACAGATTCAGTTATATTTCGATAGGACGGTAGAAATGCAGAAATATATTTTCAGTGCCGATAAAAATGCGTTTTTCCCTGTGGAGCTTAAAATCGCTTATCAGGAATCCGGCGAATGGCCCGATGATGGAATCGAAATTGACGACACTGTTGCCGCCGAATTTATGAAGGAAGCACCAGAAGGAAAATACAGATGTGTCATCGACGGAATGCCTGCATGGATTGATATTCCACCGCCGACTCATGAGGAACAAATTGCCGCAGCCGAACTGGAAAAGCAGCAATTGATTAATCAGGTCAACGAATACATAAACAGTAAGCAATGGCCTGGTAAAGCAGCGATTGGTCGCCTGAAAGGTGAGGAACTGGCGCAATATAATTTGTGGCTGGATTATCTGGACGCACTGGAACTGGTTGATTCCTCCAGTGCTCCAGATATTGAATGGCCTACGCCTCCGGCAGTTCAGGCCAGATGACATCCGGTGCGGTGCTGGTATCTGTTGCCGTCACCGCGTCAATGTAATCCAGCACGGCGTTAAGTCGGGTTGTTTCTGCCTGCGTCAGCTTCCGCCCGGCCCGTAATTTCAGTTGAATCAGACTGATGGAAGCCATTGCTGCATCAATCAGTGACTGGCGCTGTGCTTCTGCCGCTTCTACTGCGGCGCTATGCTGTGCCTCAGTATCCGTCACCCATTTCTCACCATCCCATTTATCATATGGCGTTAACGGGGCGATAGTGGTTGTATTTTCAGGGTAATCACCCGGAGCTGTGATTTCTTTCGATTCTCCTGTTTCGGTGCTATAGATGATTTCACCGCGATGGTCTGGTACATATTCCCATGAGTTACAATCTGCAGAACGGCAGATTGCATAACCAGCTTTATGTGTAACTGGTGCATCTAAACAAGAACATGCCGGGATACCGACGCCAACGGCAAGATATTCTGTTGATGATGAAATGTATTCCCGTGTCGTGTTGTCATAGTTATAGACGGTAATATCACCCGCTACTGTGGCAATAAATTCACTGTTTAATTTTGCCTGTGTCATTATGCAGCCCTCACGATGTAGTTAAATGCAATGTTGCGCGGGCGGGTTTCAGTGCTAATATTCGCTGCATTGTCAGAAGCAACCCCACGAGTGCTGATAGCTCTTACTGCTGAAGGTAGGCTTTGAGGCTCCCGGTCAGTATAGGCAATCCCCCCATCCCCTCCAGTTACTAGCGGACCATAATTCCCGGTCTGACCAATAGTTGACGATGTTGTATTTGAACCTGTCCAGAACTCTTGGTTATGTGAGTGGTCTCTGAGTGAATGGCCTTGAGATGAAAGCAGCGCACGCCCGTTGTCGATACCACGACTATCATCCCATCCACGGATAAACTCACCGCGTAAATCAGGTAATTTATTTGTTGGATAAGCCTTTGCCAGTTCCGGGTATTCTTCAGCAGAAAATGCCGCACCGTTGCATTTCAGCCAGCCTGTTGGCGGTGTGGCTGAAGGCCATGGAACAGGCACACCAACAGGTAATGCAGAGCCTTCTCCCAAACCAACGTTTATGAAAATGCAGAGATAATGGCTAACTGGCATCATCCACGGTTTTTATTCAGGGGATTGATCATGCTTATTGGCTATGTACGCGTGTCAACAAATGACCAGAACACCGATTTGCAACGTAATGCACTGAACTGCGCGGGATGTGAGCGGATTTTTGAGGATAAAATCAGTGGCACTAAGTCCGACAGACCGGGGCTTAAAAAACTGCTCAGGACACTATCGGCAGGAGACACTCTGGTTGTCTGGAAGCTGGACAGGTTGGGGCGCAGTATGCGGCATCTTGTTACACTGATAGAAGAGTTGCGTCAGCGTGGCGTGAATTTCCGAAGCCTGACTGACAGTATTGATACCAGCACCCCAATGGGCCGTTTCTTTTTTCATGTCATGGGGGTCCTGGCTGAAATGGAACGCGAACTGATAGTTGAACGTACCATGGCAGGGCTGGCTGCAGCTCGTGCCAAAGGCAGAGTAGGTGGACGCCGTCCTAAGTTGACCACCGAACAGTGGGCACAGATTGGGCGTTTACTCGAGGCCGGAGAATCAAGACAGCGTATTGCACTGATTTTTGATGTAGGCGTTTCTACCATTTATAGAAAATTTCCGGCAAATAAGAGCAATGAATCCCCCTGAATCAGCATTATTTTGATTATCCCTGCAAGTAGACAAATACCGTCATTTTGTGTGAATAACGACACAACCGCGCTTAGCTGTTTGTCAGGCACAATCACTTCAACATAGGGCGAAGCCTAATCCAATCAGGAGGTTCGCCACTATGGCTCAGGATTACCACCACGGGGTGCGCGTTGTTGAAGTCAACGAAGGCACCCGATCCATTACCACGGTGAGCACCGCCATCGTGGGCATGGTCTGCACGGGCGATGATGCCGATGCAAAAATGTTTCCTCTTAATAAACCCGTGCTGATCACTGATGTGCTTACCGCCAGTGGTAAAGCGGGTGAGTCCGGCACACTGGCCCGTTCGCTGGATGCCATCGCTGACCAGGCAAAACCCGTGACCATTGTTGTGCGTGTGCCGCAGGGTGAAACGGAAGAAGAAACCACGACCAATATCATCGGCGCAGTGACTGCTGAAGGTAAAAAAACAGGCATGAAAGCCCTGTTATCTGCCCAGTCACAGCTCGGCGTTAAACCGCGCATTCTCGGCGTGCCAGGCCACGACACCAAGGCGGTAGCGACTGAGTTGCTGAGCGTGGCGCAAAGCCTGCGTGGGTTTGCTTACCTGTCAGCGTATGGCTGCAAGACGGTACAGGAGGCGATCACTTACCGTGAAAACTTCAGCCAGCGCGAAGGGATGCTGATCTGGCCCGACTTTACTGGCTGGGACACGGTGCTGAATGCCGAAGCAACGGCTTATGCCACCGCCCGTGCGCTTGGTCTGCGCGCTAAAATTGACGAGCAGACCGGATGGCACAAAAGCCTGTCCAACGTGGGCGTTAACGGTGTCACCGGAATTTCTGCTGATGTGTTCTGGGATCTGCAGGACACGGCAACAGATGCGGGACTGCTGAACCAGAACGACGTCACCACCCTTATCCGCAAAGACGGTTTCCGCTTCTGGGGTTCCCGCTGCCTGAGTGATGACCCGTTCTTTGCCTTCGAAAACTACACCCGCACGGCGCAGGTACTTATGGACACAATGGCAGAAGCGCATATGTGGGCGGTGGACAAACCGCTGAACCCGTCGTTGGCCCGCGACATTATCGAAGGTATCCGCGCCAAAATGCGCAGCCTGGTCAGTCAGGGCTATCTCATTGGTGGTGATTGCTGGCTGGATGAGTCGGTGAACGACAAAGATACTCTGAAAGCCGGGAAGCTCACCATCGACTACGACTACACGCCAGTGCCGCCACTTGAAAACCTGATGCTGCGTCAGCGCATCACCGATCAGTACCTGGTGAATTTCTCCAGCCAGGTCAGCGCGTAAGGGGATAACATGGCTTTACCACGCAAATTAAAACACCTGAACCTGTTTAACGACGGGAACAACTGGCAGGGGATCGTTGAGTCGCTGACGCTGCCGAAATTCACCCGCAAATATGAGAAGTATCGCGGCGGCGGAATGCCGGGGGCGGTGGATGTGGATCTGGGGCTTGATGACAGTGCTCTGGACACAGAATTTTCCATTGGTGGTACTGAACTGCTGCTGTTTAAGCAGATGGGCAAATCCACGGTGGATGGCATCCAACTGCGCTTTACCGGCTCTATCCAGCGTGACGATACCGGGGAAGTGCAGGCCGTGGAGCTTGTCGTGCGTGGGCGTCACAAAGAAGTGGATTCCGGCGAGTGGAAGACGGGCGAAAGCAACACCACCAAAGTGACCAGTACCAACAGCTACGCGAAGCTGACCATCAATGGTGAGGTGCTCTATGAAGTGGACCTTATCAACATGGTGGAAATTGTGGACGGTGTGGACCTGATGGAAGCGCACCGCAACGCCCTCGGCCTCTGATGTATCTGAACGGCGCGGAATGCCGCGCCAGGACCCAATTTACAGGACAGCAAAATGAGCGATAAGCAGACTGAAAAGACCATTCAACTGGATACCCCCATCAAGCGTGGTAAAACTGAAATCACCGAAATTGTGCTGCGTAAACCGCAGTCCGGTGCGCTGCGCGGTACACGCCTGCAGGCCATTATGGATATGGATGTGAACGCGATGATGACCGTGATCCCCCGCATCTCCAGCCCGGCACTGACCGCACAGGAAATTGCAGAGATGGACCCGGCAGATCTCACTGCCATGTCGGTTGAGGTTGTCACTTTTTTGTTGAAGAAGTCGGTGCTTGCCGGTTTACCGACAGCCTGACGGTTGACGATCTGGTGGCAGATATCGCCACCATTTTTCACTGGCCGCCATCCGTTACTGACGTTATGCCGCTGACAGAAGTGCTGGAATGGCGGTATAAAGCGATTCAGAGAAGCGGGGCCAACGATGAGTGATAATAACCTGCGCCTGCAGGTCATTCTTAATGCGGTTGACAAACTCACCCGCCCATTCCGTGCTGCACAGGCCAGTTCGAAAGAGCTGGCTGGCGCAATCAGAAACTCCCATGACGCATTAAAGCAACTCAATCAGGCGGGTAACAGCCTGGAAAAATTTCGCAAGCTGCAGGCCGATAACAAAAGGTTAGGCGACAGGCTGAACTATGCCAGACAGAAGGCAAATTTGCTTAGTTCTGAGCTGGAAGCGATGGAACAACCATCACAACGGCACCTTGTGGCTTTAGGTCGGCAAACGCTGGCAGTCCAACGCCTGGAAGAACAACAAAAATATTTGCAGAAGCAAACGGCGCTTGTGCGTGCAGAACTGTATCGGGCGGGAATTTCTGCGAACGATGATGCGGGAGCAACTGCCCGTTTAGCCCGTGAAACATCACGTTATAACCAGGAATTGTCGAAACAGGAGGCGCGGCTGAAGCGACTGGGGGAAGCTCAGCGCAGGATGAATGCGGCGCGTGCCAGTTATGCCCGTTCGCTGGAGGTGCGTGATCGTATTGCAGGAGCCGGAGCCACCACCACGGCTGCAGGGCTGGCAATGGGGACACCAGTGATGGCGGCAGTAAAAAGCTATACCAGCATGGAAGATGCCATGAAAGGTGTGGCAAAGCAGGTCAATGGTCTGCGTGACGATAATGGCAACCGCACTGCACGTTTTTATGAAATGCAGGATGCCATCAAGGCTGCCAGCGAACAGTTGCCGATGGAAAACGGTGCGGTGGACTTCGCTGCACTGGTTGAAGGTGGTGCGCGTATGAACGTCGCAAACCCTGACGACAGCTGGGAAGACCAGAAACGTGACCTGCTGGCCTTCGCCAGTACGGCGGCAAAGGCGGCAACAGCCTTTGAGCTGCCAGCGGATGAACTGTCAGAAAGTCTGGGGAAAATCGCCCAGCTCTACAAAATACCTACCCGCAATATTGAACAGCTCGGCGATGCGCTGAACTATCTGGATGATAACGCCATGTCGAAAGGGGCGGACATCATTGATGTCATGCAACGTCTGGGCGGTGTGGCTGACCGTCTGGATTATCGTAAAGCGGCGGCACTGGGTTCCACCTTTCTGACACTGGGCGCTGCGCCGGAGGTTGCAGCCAGTGCAGCAAACGCGATGGTGCGTGAATTGTCCATTGCCACCATGCAAAGCAAGAGTTTCTTTGAAGGGATGAATCTGCTGAAACTCAATCCTGAAGTGATTGAAAAGCAGATGACGAAGGATGCGATGGGAACTATCCAGCGTGTGCTGGAGAAGGTGAACGCACTGCCGCAGGACAAGCGTCTGTCTGCCATGACCATGTTGTTTGGTAAAGAGTTTGGTGATGACGCGGCGAAACTGGCAAACAACCTGCCGGAACTGCAGCGCCAGCTAAAACTGACAGCGGGCAATGATGCGCTCGGTTCCATGCAGAAAGAGTCCGACATCAACAAGGACTCACTTTCTGCTCAGTGGTTGCTGGTTAAAACCGGAGCGCAGAACACCTTCAGCAGCCTGGGCGAAACGCTGCGCCAGCCGCTGATGGATATTCTGTACACGGTGAAAAGCATTACGGGGGCGTTGCGCCGCTGGGTGGAAGCTAACCCGGAACTGACAGGCACACTGATGAAAGTAGCGGCTGTTGTGGCTGCGGTTACCGTAGGCCTCGGCACCTTAGCGGTGGCGCTGGCTGCAGTGCTGGGGCCGCTGGCAGTGATCCGTCTGGGATTCTCTGTGCTGGGTATCAAAACGTTACCTTCCGTTACGGCAGCAGTAACCCGAACCAGCAGCGCGTTGTCCTGGCTGGCTGGCGCTCCACTGGCACTGCTGCGACGCGGGCTTGCTTCATCGGGCAACGCAGCGGGTTTACTTACTGCGCTGTTGTCGTCTTTGCACCGCACGGCATCACTGACGGGAAATGTCCTGAAAACTGTAGCAGGTGCGCCGGTTGCACTGTTGCGGTCTGGATTATCCGGTTTACGTGCGGTTGCTGTGATGTTTATGAATCCACTGGCAGCACTACGCGGCGGGCTGGCTGCCACAGGCACGGTGCTGCGAGTACTGGCATCTGGTCCACTGGCGATGTTGCGCGTTGCCCTGTATGCCGTATCTGGTCTGTTAGGTGCTCTGCTCAGTCCGATAGGTCTTGTGGTTACTGCACTGGCGGGTGTGGCACTGGTTGTCTGGAAATACTGGCAACCCATCACCGCATTTCTCGGTGGCGTGGTGGAAGGATTCAAAGCGGCGGCAGGTCCCATCAGTGCAGCGTTCGAACCGCTTAAGCCTGTGTTCCAGTGGATTGGCGACAAAGTGCAGGCGCTGTGGGGCTGGTTTACTGATCTGCTGACGCCCGTTAAGTCGACCTCTGCCGAACTGCAGAGTGCAGCGGCAATGGGGCGGAGATTCGGGGAGGCACTGGCGGAAGGGCTGAATATGGTCATGCATCCGCTGGACTCCCTGAAATCTGGCGTTTCCTGGTTGCTGGAGAAACTCGGCATTGTCAGTAAAGAGGCTGCAAAGGCGAAACTGCCGGAAAGCGTGACGCGTCAGCAACCTGCGACGGTGAATGCAGACGGTAAAGTGATGATGCCATTGGGTGGTTTTCCGTCATGGGGATATGGCTTTGCGGGGATGTATGACAGCGGCGGCTATATCCCGCGCGGGCAGTTTGGCATCGTCGGTGAAAACGGGCCGGAAATTGTTAACGGCCCGGCAAATGTGACCAGCCGGAGAAATACAGCTGCACTGGCTGCCGTTGTTGCCGGAATGATGGGTGTTGCTGCCGCGCCTGCAGAGCTTCCACCGTTGCATCCGTTGGCACTTCCCGCGAAAGGCGGCGAAGCGATGTTGAGTCGTGCAGCCACTGTGTCGCCCGTTCAACGGATTGAGGCACCGACGCAGATCATCATTCAGACGCAGCCAGGACAAAGTGCGCAGGATATTGCGCGGGAGGTGGCCCGCCAGCTTGATGAACGTGAACGCAGGCTGAAGGCAAAAGCCAGGAGTAACTACAGCGATCAGGGGGGATACGACGCATGATGATGGTGCTGGGATTATACGTGTTTATGCTGCGCACCGTGCCGTATCAGGAGCTGCAGTATCAGCGCAGCTGGCGACATGCGGCTAACAGCCGGGTTAACCGACGCCCGTCAACGCAGTTTCTGGGACCGGATAACGACATGCTGACGCTTTCTGGCGTTCTTATGCCGGAAATAACAGGCGGCAGGCTGTCGTTGCTGGCACTGGAGCAGATGGCAGAACAGGGGAAAGCATGGCCCCTGATTGAAGGCAGCGGCACGATTTACGGCATGTATGTGATTGAGGGACTGAATCAGACTAAAACGGAGTTTTTCCGCGACGGTATGCCGCGCAGGATTGAGTTCACCCTGTCGCTAAAACGCGTGGATGAATCCCTGTCCGATATGTTCGGTGATCTCAGTGCGCAACTGAATAATCTGCAGGGAACGGCAACATCTGCCTTAAGCGATATCAGTAAAACGGTGGGAGGGCTGCTGTCGTGAATTTCAGCTCTGAACTGCTTAACAAAGGCAACAAAACTCCGGCATTCAGCATCAGTATTGAAGGCAGGGATATCACCACTGTGCTGGACAACCGCCTGATGGGGCTGACGCTGACGGATAACCGGGGATTTGAAGCGGACCAGCTTGATCTGGAGCTGGACGACGCCGATGGAAAAATCGTGCTGCCGCGCCGTGGTGCGGTCATTACGCTGGCGCTGGGCTGGAAGGGGCAGCCGCTTTTCCCGAAAGGGGCATTCACGGTGGACGAGATTGAACACACTGGCGCACCGGACCGCCTGACTATCCGGGCGCGAAGTGCTGATTTTCGGGAAACCCTGAATACCCGCCGTGAAAAATCGTGGCATAACACCACCATCGGGGAAGTGGTGAAGGAAATAGCCGCGCGGCACAAGCTGAAGATGGCACTGGGTAAAGAGCTGTCGGATAAGCCCGTGGAGCATATAGACCAGACTAATGAGAGTGACGGCAGTTTTCTGATGCGACTGGCGCGACAGTACGGTGCCATCGCGTCGGTGAAAAATGGCAATCTGTTATTCATCCGGCAGGGGCAGGGCAAAAGCGCCACTGGTAAACCACTGCCAGTGATCACTATCACACGCAAGGACGGCGACAGTCACCGCTTTACCCTGGCAGATCGCGGAGCCTACACGGGCGTAATTGCCAGCTGGTTGCATACCCGTGAACCTGCGAAGAAAGAAAGCACCACGGTGAAGCGTAAGCGCAGAACTAAGAAGCAGAAGAAAGAGCCTGAAGCGAAGCAGGGCGATTACCTGGTGGGTACGGATGAAAACGTGCTGGTACTTAATCGCACTTATGCCAACCGGAGCAACGCCGAACGAGCGGCGAAAATGCAGTGGGAACGCCTGCAACGCGGCGTTGCGTCATTCTCGCTACAACTGGCGGAAGGGCGGGCAGATCTCTACACGGAAATGCCAGTGAAAGTCAGTGGCTTTAAACAGCAGATAGATGATGCGGAATGGACTATTACCACCCTGACGCATACTGTCAGCCCGGATAACGGTTTTACGACCAGTCTGGAGCTTGAAGTGAAGATTGATGATTTCGAAATGGAATGATTCTTCGCAATGGAGAACTTTTAAGTTTTCAAAATGGAATAATGCGGTATCATTATTGTGAATTTAGCAAAAATGGGGAGAACTCGAAAAATGATGATTTGCCCACTGTGTGGAAGTGCCGCCCATACTCGCAGCAGTTTTCAGGTATCTTCATTGACCAAAGAGCGTTACAACCAGTGCCAGAACATTAACTGCAGCCATACTTTTGTTACCCATGAAACTTTTGTTCGTTCGATTGCAACGCCAAAAGAGTCAAATCCGGTTCAGCCGCATCCTCATAAATTTAAACAGGTGGGTTTGCCGATTTAAATGGCGACATAACTACATGATTTAAAACTATACTTTTCTATAAGTTGAGGTTAAATTAACAATGCCTGACGTTAGCGGGGATTTATCCCCACTCCGTAGATATGTAGTTTGTCGCTTTGCGACTGCGGACCGATTACCTGATTGCCATGTAATCGGACGCCGACTTGTTAAGCTTTCTGGGCTAACTGGTTGTTATTTTTTATTTAGTTAGGGCCATGCGCTTGCGCTAAGAGACGTCAGGTATCTATGGAGGAACAAGTTATGGATACAAACGAACTTGGCTTAGTTAAGGCGCGTGTTGAACTGATCACCGCTATGCTCAAATGCGCAACCGCGTTTGTTGGCTTAGTTGGTGCGGTTTACGCCGTTCTTAACATGGCCTTCAACTACAACAATTTAACTCATGACAATAGAAGTTCAAAGGTGGGAAGATAAATTTGAGATTAAGCCCGGGGTTTGGGTTTATGTCCCAAGCGTTGAGGCACGTAAAGTCGGAGGGAAGATACTTCAGGCTGTCAGAAACAAGTGGATTCCGCCACTCTATTTTTACCATCTAAGAACTGGTGGGCATCTTAAAGCTGCCAGATTACACTTAAAAAGTGATTTTTTTGCCGTTGTTGATATTAAACATTTTTTTCAGTCAACGAGCCGTAGTCGTATCACCCGTGATCTAAAGAGCTACTTCACCTATTCTCAAGCGCGGGAAATCTCAACATTTTCAACTGTAAGAAACTTGTCCCATAGTCCACATAAGCATGTCCTCCCTTTTGGTTTTGTTCAATCTCCAATACTTGCAACCCTCTGCTTAGATAAAAGTTATTTTGGTAGCTTACTACGCCGATTGAACAAACATCATGATCTCAAGCTAAGTGTGTTTATGGATGATGTGATCATCTCGTCAAACGATTTGGCCCAATTACAAGCGGCTTACGACGAAGCACTAGTGGCAATGCGTAAATCTGGTTATCAAGCCAACATGAGTAAAACTCAGGCACCATCGTCAAAGATTAGCGTGTTTAATTTAACTTTGAGTAAGGGAGTTATGAAAGTCACATCTCAGAAAATGAGTGACTTCCTGATTGATTTCTATTCAAGCAATTATGAGCCGCACAGAATAGGGGTCAAAAACTACGTCGAAGCTGTTAATCCAGGGCAAGCGAAACTCTTTAAGTTGTAATTGCGATCGCATGTAGTAGCAACTGGGCTTGACTGAATGCCTGCCGCCATTTTGCCGCCACTACCAAAGAAAAAGGGGCTACGCTTTCACGTAGCCCCTTGATTTATTTGGTGGAGCTGGCGGGAGTTGAACCCGCGTCCGAAATTCCTACATCCTCGGTACTACATGCTTAGTCAGTCTTTACATTCGCTTGCCAGCTGCGGACGGACACGCCACTAACAAACTAGCCTGATTAAGTTTTAACGCTTCAACCCCAGGCAGGGCTTCCACGCGATCTCTTTTGGGTTTGACCTCTCTTGATCCCCGTCCTAAGAGCGGAGGCTAGGGAGAGAGGGCTCTAAGCAGGTTATTAAGCTGCTAAAGCGTAGTTTTCGTCGTTTGCGACTATTTTTTGCGGCTTTTTACGAGGCCAACCGCCCCTCGGCATGCACCTTGGGTTTCGCAAATCCCGTCGAATCCAGAATCAGCCCCAATGTGTAACGGCAAGTATACCAGATTTATGAGCGCCAT